CGTCAATAGCGATTGTGTTAACGTAGTCAGCAGCGTTACCTAAAGAAGATGCGCTGTTTGACAACTCAACGTAGCCATAAGGTGTCATGAAGCTAACTGTTGGTTCGAATGTGTTTGGATCTAAAACAACACCAGAGCTCATCAATGGAATGTATGGGCAATAGAATGCTGGAGCGTCCATTTCGTTGGCACCTTTGTAACCGATAAGGATCGGAGCTGCATCGCCTGCATAGTGGTTAACGTAAACACGAACTGAACTGTTCAATGTACCAACGAACTTTGTGTTTGTTGGAGCTTCGAATGTACCTTCTGTTGTACGAGCAAATGCGCTTGTAGTAGCAGATTGTAAGATTGTCAATGCTGTTGGAGAAACTACGATGTAGTTACCAGCACCACGACGTGTACGGCTAGCGATGTCGTTAGCAGCACGGTTTACCAATACTGCCAAAGCAGCGTGTTGGTCACCAACGAAGTTGGCTTGACCGCTAACAGCGGCTTGGTCGTATGTACCATAAGCAGTACCGGCCAAGTTGATCAAGGAACCGATAACTTCTTGGTCGATTTCAGCTGTGATTTCTTGAGCCAATGCAGCCATGATTTCTGCTTCAACGTCAACACCGTGGATGGCTTGTGCGTCTTGAGCAGCTTCAAATGTCCAACGAGCAGACAACTTACGGCTCTTAGCTTCAACAGTCTCTTTCAAGATCTGAATGTTCATCTTCTTACCGCCAACACCTTCCATGCTAGCTGTAGAAGCACCTTTACCACCAGCACCAGAGTACTGAGTAGCAATGCTGAATGGGCTTAGGGCTTCATCACCTGCTGTAACAGCCTTACCAATGTTGCCAGATGCGTTGTCAGCAGCGTCTGCACTTTCAGCGTAACGTACACGCAATGTGTGGATCTGACTAACTGGACCTTGCATTGGTTGAACACCAACTAATTCGTTAGCGATAGTTGTTGGCATAACGCGACGAATAACAGGTAAAATAACCTTGTTCAAAACTGCAATGTTACCAGAAGCTGTACCGCCGGCTGTTGCTGTTTCTGTCAAATACTTCTTTGTATTTTCCAAGCAGACTTCCATTGTAGTCTTGCGTTGACCTTGTAGGCCTTCTGTTAAGGCTTGCTTAGTAGCAGACCAGTTTTTGCTTTCAAATAGAGCTTGTGACATATAATGTCTCCTAATTAAATCTTAATACCAGCGAGTTTACGAAGTTGTTGAATAGTTTCATCAGCTTCGGCTGGGGCGGCTTCAACAGCTTGAGCTGTCTTATCGCCTGTAACCACAGTCTTCTGTGATTGCTGTCCTTCAACAAGTTGTTTCTTCTCACGACGAACTTCCTCGTTTAAAACAGATGGCAGGTACTTCTGGAATTGGTCTTTTAGTTTAGCAGTATCTGTGCTTTCTAGTAACTCTTCCATGATTGCTCGCTTGTCTTTTGACAATGGTGAGCATAGGTCCTGCATTACGCGAACTCGCTGTGCTTGATCTTCCGCAATGCGCTGACGACGAAGCGACTCGCTAATTTGTTGTTCTTTTTGTGTTAGTGTTTGTTGAGCTTCTGATAGTTGTGTGTTCATATCTGCTAGCTTACGATTCAATTCGCTAACGGCTGTACCGTCTGCAAATTTACTTGCCATAAACTCCGCGGCGAAGGCTTCCATAATCTTACGACCAAAGTTGTTTTCCTTGGCTGTACGGATGTCTTCTTTTAATTGTGTTACTTCTTTCTTGAAAGATTCAGCAACCATTGTATTGATTTTCTCGCTGGCTTTCTTAATGAAAGTGCTACGAGCTTCGGCAATAGCTTTACGACCTTCTGCAACTAGTTTAACGCGAGCGTCAACTAGTTGTTTGTGATCTTCGTGCAATTCGCTTAGTTCAGAAGTTAGTTTACGCAAAGCAAACTCTTCTAACTGACCAACTGCATCTTTTTGTGCCTGGCGATCTGCTTTTAGTTCTGCAACTTCTTTTGCCAATGTTTCCATAACAAATTGTTGCAATAACTTTGCATCTTCGCTGATCTTGGCAGCATACTTTACACGTTGAGCCGCAGCTTCTTCACGTAAAGTTTTTAAATCGGCAGCACCTGTAGAGATTGTATCTTGCATTAGCTTGTCCATTGCTTCAATTAGCTGGCTTTTATCGTGTTCATAACGACCAGCAAATTCTTCGCGTAACTCAGCTGTAACTGATTCACGGCTTTCGGATAAGTGTTTTTCCCAAGCGGCGTTGATGTTCTCACGCACCTCTTCGGATAAAACTACTGAACCTAACATTTCTGTAAATTGTGTCATGTTTTTTCCTCAGACTTATTTCAGATTCTGAATGAATCTACGCACTTAGTTTTCCAAGTGCTTTTGTGCGGACCTATCGTAGGTCGCCGCGTAGGCCACGTCCATCAGAGCGGCACGTCTACGACTGCCCATTACTCGTTCATAAATTGCTGTTGGATAAGCATCAGGTGCGCTTGGTTGTGCAACAACGTCTACTGTAACGATTTCAAAGTCAGATACTTTGCCGCTTTCAGTTACGTTGCCAGATCCACGGCTACTAACGCCTAACTTAACACCACTTTCAAGTAATGTCTTAATAATGTTTCCCATTGGGGTTGGGATAAGTTTTAACTTACCATAACCGTTTTCGCCTTCCATCCACATGTCAGTAATCATATGACTTACTCGGTCAATGTTCACTTGCAAATCATCTGGGTGGTCGGCTTCACCTAATACTGAGAAACCTTTTTCTAGTCGAGACTTAATGCTCTCTACTGCACGGCTAATTTCATTCACAGGGTAAACACGACCGTTATGGTTTTGTTGTGCTCCTTGAATAAAAATACCCTTCATGTAGAGATCTTTACCGCCACTGGACGACTCTTTTGACTCAAGCACCAAATTGGCTTGATCAAAACTTAAATGTTCGCGTAGTGGCTGTATACTCATGATGGTTTAAGCCTTAGTTGAAACTTTGCTGAGGGCTGGCTTAGTTGTACCACCCATGTCTTGAGCTTTTGGAGCGGCTGCTGGTGTTGTACCACTTGGAGTACCACTTGCATTGCTTGCACCAATTTTAACTGCTGGACGAGCACCCATTGGGTTCTTGCCTGCAACTGGGCTACGTTTTTCGTCAGCTTTGTCGCTGTTGTCTGGCTTAGAAACTGCGCTTAGTTCTGCTGATTCTTCAATGCTTTCTGGCATTGGTTCTTCAGCTTCCATGTCGCCCATTTCTTCTTCTGCGCCCATTTCTTCGTCGGCGCCAGAAACCATTTGTTCGAATTCTGCTTTTAATTTTGCTAATGCAGACTCAACGTCCATCATAGCATCTGCAACGTCACCGGCGTCAGCATCAACTGCTTCTGCACCTTCGTCGCCTAATTCGGCTTCTAAGTCGTCTGTTGCTGGCTCTTCTTCTGCGCCCATTTCTGGTGCAAATTCATCGTCGCCTTCTTCGGTTAAATCGGCTTCAACTTCGTCGATTGCACCGTCTAAATCTGTTGTGTCTTCGTCTTCGAAGGCCATATCATCAGCCATAATGTCTTCATAGACTTTACGGCCAATACCTACATAGTAGTCATGTAACAATGCACCAGCTTGCTCTTCTTCTTTGTTAAGAAGGTGAGCTAATGCCTGTTCTAAGATTGATTTACTCATTTATTTCTCCTTGCGCTAAGGGGAAGGTATATTATTTG